CATGCATCGAATTGTGCCGTAGTCCATTTCATGCCTGATTTATATAGCGCCGGCAATCATCAGTCAGCTGCGCTTCATACCACTGATAATGAGACATAGGCAATTAACGAAAACAGTTAGGAAGCAAACTGTAAACAGATTCGTGATCCCCGTCGAAGTGGCGGCATTCCTCCGCGAAAAGACCCAATTTACAAAAGTCATCGCGAGTCACAGTGGTAGCGTCCACATCTTCAGCGATGCTCATATTGAGCATACGAATCTGGGTCTGGGTCGTCTGGTGCACTTTATTCGCACAGCGATCATAGTGCGCCTTGACATCCTCCATAGTATAAGTACAGTGCAAACCGGTACCAAAAGCTCGATCGATTTCGTGGTAACCGTCTGTCTTAATTTTGGAGGACCAGAAGTTCTTATCCTTTCCAAATCTGTCAATCACCCCGATTGCTGAAAGCTCGAATGCGCGTTGTAATGGTTCGTTTCTTCCAGCAAACATGCTCGCAAGAGAAAGAAAGCGAGCTGCCTTCGAAGAAGGCGTGATGTTGATACTAGTCTGACAACCTAGTTTCGAGGTGTATCTCGTGACGGCAGGTATCCAAGGCACGTCATCGCACACAAAACCATCTTTCACTGCATAGTGCGCGCCGATAATCTCAACACGCCCAGTTATGATGGTCTTCAGTTTAGCGGAATACCCAAGCGATTCTTGTTCACGGATAATGAGGCCGTACTGGCCGCCGTTCCGTGGGTCTGCTAAACATCGCGAAGCAGCCCCGCCACCATCGTCTCCTTCGAAAATGCCTCGCAAATATATGTCGAAGGAGGACGGGGCTGGTGATGAAAGAGTTTGATATAGCGGTATAGATTTAAACTTCCAATCAAATGTCCCATCTTGAATACGGAAGCGTCCAGTTTCGCTATTAATGGCAAATAGGTGCTCTGGGTTCTCTGTTATACTGCAGAAAACTCCACTCAATTCGTTCAGGAAGTTCACACCGCTTGTTAATGCCCACCCAGAATCCAGATACATATCTGGAAATTTGGCTGTGAACCAAGCTTCTTTTGGTACTTCAGGTCCCTTTATGCGAAATCGTATATGCATACCAGTTTTAACATCGTGGACGATCTTGGCTTCGTGCAAGCCAGTAAATTCCCCATTGATCTTGTGGCTGATACGCTTGTTGATTCTCAACAACGCATTGTATGTGTAACCCAAAATACCCTCTCCGTGCCGGTTGCACCTTTCATGTAATTCCATGCCTGTTTGATCA